GAGTTTGTCTCCTTAGGATACCAGGGACGGCAGACATTCTCCTGGCAGAACTCTCCTTCATTGCAGAGAACTCCCTTGCAATCCGAGCGCATCTTGTCCATACCTAATGCCGAACTCATGGCCTGGAATCCCTCAGGAAACCTCGGTGCAAATGTGCGACGTATCCAAGGCAAGAAGGTCACTGCTGCTACTAATACTAATAGAAGGCCTACTAATCCATAACCACCACGAACTCTCATTCTACCGTGTTGTGCTAAAATAACTCTACGGTGTCTTAGGGAAGCGTGATACCCCAGGTGGCGGGTAAAGTAGACGCAGGCGGTTCTGGCCCAGGAAGCACTGCGGGTGCGACAGGAAGCACCGGAAGGGGATTCCTATCTAAGAGCTGTGCTTGAACCGGATTCTTGCAGATTCCGTTCATGCAGCGTGTTCTAAATGGGCACGGAGGAAGGTCAACCCCGCAGCGTGTATAGTCATTCGCTGAGATAAATCCCTCCTTCACCAAGAATGGATTGATTCTGTAGATTCTATCTGCCACAAGAAGCCCTATGGCGACACATCCCAGGAGTAGTACACTATATAGTTCCGCCGCCATTTCCTACCGTGTAATGCTAAAATAAGTGCACTTGTCGGCCCTATCACGTCTTCTTGTTTACGGCGATTCTAGGCCCCTTCAGTTTCTGGGCATTGCTCGGGTCATATTGATTTGCATCTTCCTCTTCCTTATCCCGGTAGTAGTTGGCAGAGTGCTGCCAAAACTCGGGGGCGCCAATACGGAACTCCCCGTGCATATCGGCCTTGTACCAGAAAATGCAGTCCTCCAACTTGGCCGATTGGCTAGTATTATCAATCACAAGGCACTCATAGTTCTGAGTACACTGGTCCATAATCTGGCAGAAAAACTCGAGAGACGGGAAGGCGGAGGCATAGTTCTCGTAGATGCGCTTCCTGTTGTTCGCATACGGCTCTCTCAGAATAAAGACAAAATCCACATTCGTCCGGAGAGCCGGTTGAATGCCGAGTGGGTACTGCATGGTAATAATAAAGAAGACCTTCAGCCAACGGCCGTTCATAAAAAGATAACGAATGTTCTTATCGTGGGTCCAGGAGTCGTCGTACATGCAGTCATCCAGAATCATAAAGGAGCGAGGGTCAAGGCGGCTGCGGCCTCCACCACCCTGCATCTCCCGCTGAATCCGGGCCATGATCATCTTTTGCCGCTTCACGAAGTTTGCAAGAACAATGGGAGAATACTCGCCGTGAATAAAGAGCGGGGGAATCATCTTTCCGTAGAAGGAGTTTGACTCTTCTGTCCCGCTAATCACGGTTCCGAGCGGCATTTCCTGGTGATGATACAGGAGGTCCCGCACAAGCGTGGATTTGCCCGTGCGCCTTCGCCCAATAAAAATCACCACGGCATCCTGGGGAATCTTTTTCATATCAAACTTCTTCAAGGATACATTCACTGCAGATGCCATAGGTCTAGTCTGATACTGTTACACCTTTTTCATTTCTATTTTACACGGCACTCAATTGCGTTTTACACCCATTCATCATTTACAGGTCTCAGTAAGAATGGATACCAGGCTCCGGGGGATTACTCTACCTGCACCCCGATTTCGCACGGCTCCGATGTCATCTCGACTCAGCAAGGTCCGTGGCTTCTCTACCCTCCAAACCTACTTCCCGACCCTTGGTAAACTCTTTCGCATCACCAAGCACCATGCCAAACAGATTTGGCTCGATTCCGCATACAGAATGGTCTCCCTCGATATTTCTGGAACATCCGGTGCCTGCGAAGTGGAGCTGGTAGAGAACAAGGATTCTTCGGAGGAAGACTCCTCCGGAGTTAGGCGCCCTGCATTTCTGAAGGTAACGCATCTTCTGGATCCCATTCGGTGGATGAAGGGCGAGTACAGCATACCCCAGAATGCCGGTCTCCCAGGGCATTCCAAGACATGGGCCTCTGCCTCGACAAAGCTGCAGGACCAGTCGAACCAGGCGTATGTCGAGAGCATTGCCTCCTATGCCCTCGGCCGCATCAGAGATGCCGGTTTGTCCCCCCATTTCAACCAGTTTTACGGGGCATTTTGCGCAACGGCCGACATCTATCGCTACAATCTCACCGAGGACTTTCAGAGTTTTCGGAACACTCGCTGGTTCTGGCACGGGCAGAATCGGGGGCTCTACAAGCTCCACGTGACCGATGCCAGAAATAGCGGGAAGGCCGTTCCCCAGGATGTTCTCGACGACATTCTGCGTGAGCCTTCCGAGCTGGATTCCGAGACGGAATCCTCTGATGAGGAAGAGCTTGAGGCGGAGGCGATTGACGAGGACGAGGCATCCCTGCATTCCGGCAAATTCTCTAACATCTCATTTACTGATGACCAGACCCCTCTTGGTGACACAGACATCAGCGGCAGCCTTGCATCCACCAATGATTCGTATACGGAAGACAAGTACGGGATTTATTCAGAGATTTCAAAGTACCCCGTGATGATGATTGCGTTGGAGCGGAATGAGGGGACCATGGACGCCATGCTGGACGACTATTCTCTGGTCGGCGCATCCCCTGGCACAGAGGAGTGGGAACTACGCTGGTCTGCCTGGGTATTCCAGGTTCTTGCGGCCCTCAGCGTTGCGCAGACTACACTCGGATTCACTCACAATGACCTTCATACAAACAACATTGTCTGGATTAGCACTGCCGATGAGTTCCTCTATTACACCAAGCAGAGTGGCGAGGTCTTCAAGGTGCCGACCTACGGAAAACTCTTTCGCATCATTGATTTCGGCCGTGCCATTTTTAGTATAAATGATCATTTCTTCTTTAGCGACGACTTTAAGGCCGGAAATGATGCAGATGGTCAGTATTGTTTTAAACCTCTGCACCCGAGGCCGCCGGTAGAAGTGGGGCCGAACCCCTCCTTTGATTTATGCCGCCTGGCCGTCAGCCTCTTTGATGCGCTGTATCCCGACACTCCAGAGACAAAGAAGGGGGGCGCCACTCTGAGCTCCGAGGAAGGGCTCACCGTAGAAGAGACTGTCTCGCCCCTCTACAATGTTCTCTGGTCGTGGATGATTGACGACGACGGCCGCAACGTACTGGTCGAGCCGACCGGAGAGGAGAGGTTTCCCGATTTTGATCTTTATAAGCATATTGCCGCAAGTGTGCATGGGGCCATTCCTTCCCGCCAGTTCTCAACGCCCGCCTTTGACCGATTCCAAATCAACCCTTCAGAGGCCGCAGGCATCAAGGCGTGGTCTCTCATGTGCTAACTGGGAAAAATTGAGGGTACTGCCGGGGCCTTAAGCCCTTAAGCCCGTTTACACCATGAATATCTTCTTTCTGAGCCGCAGTACACGCCGCTGCGCACGCTGGCACTGCGATAAGCATGTTGTCAAAATGATTCTTGAATCCACGCAGATGCTCTATACGGCGAATCACGAGAATGGTGGCACGGCGGCTATTCTCTCAAGGGCCCCGATTTGCGCATCGACTGGTCGTCGTGGCTATACTTCCCATGCAAAACGCCACCCCTGCACACTCTGGGTGAGCGAAAGCCTTGCTCATTACAAGTGGCTCTTGGCCCTTGCGTTTGACCTTGTGCGAGAACATACGTTTCGATTCTTACCCAAGTCCATTCACGCCTGTCATGCCCATTTGGTGTGGCTCAGGGACAATCATCCGCCCACCCTACGGCGGCGACTATGGCTGCGGGATCCCCCTCTTGCCATGCCAGTGGAGTTTCGCAGAAGCGATTCTGTCCGTAGTTATATTGCCTATTACAACGGAGCGAAGCGGGCTTCTGGCCTCTTAGTTTACACAAAACGACACATGCCGCATGTGTTTGTACGGTAGTCTAAAAGTTCGGAACACCCACCTTCACCTCCATCTCCGAGTCATCTCCCCCAACCTGCGTGGCCCCGCCCTTTGTAGCTGTAAACAAGGAGAGTGGTGCAAGACTCATCACTACGCTAATCATGTACTCCGAGGATTCCGGGAGAAGCTGTAAAATCATTAGCATCATGACGGCCCCAATAATAAAATCACGAGCCACCGTTTTTACAGAGGGATCCTTCTCCTCCATAAAGTATGTGGTGGCCGCACCCAAGCTCGAAATAACAACGCCGCCTAAGACCATTGCGGGGAGTAAGAGGTGTGTTGACATTCTGGGCCCTATAAAGGAAAAAAATACGAGGCGTATCCGCGCACTAGTCAATTTCCTCGAATTCCATGGGGAGAATGGAATCCGCAACAGTCATATCTTCAAAGTCGTCCATCGCCTCCGGAGGCTCATCTAAGATCTGTATAGACTCTTCCACATCTTCCTCTATGTCTTGCACAATCTTGGGCGTTGTTGGAGGAGGGTCTATTTCCGTGTCATTACCGGTGAATTCTATCGGGGAGCCGCTTACATCTGCTACAGGCTTTGCAACAGGGGCGGGCTTTGCAACAGGGGCGGGCTTTGCGTCAGGGGCAGGCTTTACGACGGGGGCGGGCTTTGCGTCAGGGGCGGGCTTTGCGACGGGGGCGGGCTTTGCGACGGGGGCAGGAGGTTCACTTGCTTCCGCCTCCGCTTCTGCCTCTGCTTCTACTACCTCTTTCTCTGCTTCTGCCTCTGCCTCCGCTTCTGCTTCTGCCTCTGCCTCTGCCTCCGCTTCCGCCTCCGCTTCTGCCTCTGCTTCCGCCTCTCCTTCACCGTCGTCCTTCAGGTACTCCCGTAAAATATTTTTCACGGGAAGCATTCCTCTTATCCCCTGCAGCACTCCCTCATGAAGTATAGTTTCAATCAACCGTAGATTCTTCTGACGCTCAATCGTACCCCCAGAAGAGGAAAAGAGATACGTATTACTCCATAACAGGCG